CGACTTTTATTTTCCGGCGTTCGCTCATTTGGGCGAACAGGCGGTTCTTAACAAAGAGATTTTTGTTACCGGTGCAAGTGCAGATAACGACGTTTTTGGATATCAAGAGCGTTGGGCGGAATATCGGTATAACCCTTCACAGATCACGGGTCTCTTTAAGTCGACGTCGGCAGGTACGATCGATCAATGGCATTTAGCCCAGCGGTTTACGTCGTTGCCTACTCTTAACTCTACTTTTATTCAGGATACTCCTCCAGTTTCACGTGTTGTTGCTGTTGGTGCTGCTGCCAATGGTCAGCAGTTTTTGTTGGATACTTTCTTCGATATCAAGGCTGTTCGTCCGATGCCGTTGTATAGTGTTCCAGGTTTAATTGATCATTTCTGATGAATTGGTTTAATTCGGTGATTGCGCTACTGGGTATTTTCACGGTAGCGCTTCTTATCTACACCTTTTTGTTGAGGTTGTGATGCCGTTACCCGGTATAAACGTTACTGGAAGTGCGCCTTTTATGTTATCTAATCCGGCTGCCATGCTAGGCATGGGTTTATTAGGTTTTCTTGGCGGTGAGAGAGCTAATTCTGCGACTCAAGCATCTACGAGGGAGCAGATGGCGTTTCAGGAGAGGATGTCTAACACTGCTTATCAGCGTGCTGTTGGTGATTTGAATGCAGCTGGGTTGAATCCAATGTTAGCTTATGGTCAACCTGCGTCAGCTCCGCAAGGAGCGAGTTATCAGGCGCAGAACACAATTGAGGCTGGTTCTGCGAATGCTGCTAGATCTATTCAGATGCAATTGATGAAAGATCAGGCGGAAGCTACTGCAGCGCAGGGCGAACTGGCAGGAGAGCAGGCGCAAGGAGTTAAGATTGATAACAAGCTTAAAGAGCTTGCGTTAAAGAAGGAAGGTTTTAATGCGCCTTTTTACGAGCAGCATTCAGCTGCGGATTTGAGTGCCAAAATAGGCAATATTAACGAGTTAACTGCTCGGATTAACAAGTTGGTCCAGGATGTTAAGACGGGTGAAGCTACTGAGGGACAGTTGAAAGCGATGGTCCCTCAGTTGCAGGCTTTGACTAGAAATTTAAATTTGGATTCAAGCGAGAAGGAAGCGTTGAGTAAAGCTTGGGAGAAGCTGGGCGCCGAAGGTAAGATAGCGAAGGAGATGTTGCCTTGGTTAGAGTGGTTAGGTAATCTTTTGAGAACTAAACAGGGTACTGTTATCAATAAGACATTTAATTATGGAAAGAATTGAGGATTTATGAAGCCACCTTTTTTGCGTACTCCGTACAATTATGATCGTGATGTTGCTTCTGATGAGTCAGGTCTCGTTTGTGCTGATCCTACGTTGGCTCAGCAACAATTTAGGGATGAAGCTGACATTAATACAATTTTGGAGCGTTTTGGTCGTACAGGCGAAGTTATCGTGCCTGTTCGTGCTCCTGAGTTTGGTGATTACACGGGAGTTGATGACTATCACTCCGCAATGAACATGATTATTGAAGCGCAAAGCGCTTTTGACGCGCTTCCAGCGCGTATTCGTAAAGAGTTTGACAACGATCCGGGTCGGTTCGTTGATTTTGTTATGGACGAAAATAACCGCGATAAAGCGGTTGAGATGGGGCTAGTTGAAGCCCCTAAAGCCATCGTTACGATGGCGGATGTAGGTGCCGAAGGCACCGCCTAGCACAGTGGTTTACTTGATGTAACTGTGCTAGGTGACACCAACCCCCAGAAGGAGTATATTTATGATGAAGCCTCTAAGTCGTAAGCCGGTCAATAAGTACCGGTCAGCGAAGCGTTTTAAGGGTCATGTCCGTACTACTAAAGCCGCTAATATGAATTTGAATCCTATGCGTGGCGGATGGCGTTTGTGAGATGCCTTGTTTTAAGCCTCTAAAGGCTTATCAGTGTGCAGATCGTTCTATAGTTTTTGCAGAGCTAAAGCGGAATGACATTGTTAAGTCGTTGGAATTGCCTTGTGGTCAGTGTGTTGGTTGTCGTTTAGAGAGAAGTCGTCAGTGGGCTGTTCGTTGTATGCATGAAGCCAGTTTGTATAAAAACAACTGTTTTCTTACTTTGACATATTCGGATGAGCATTTACCAGATGACTACTCTCTTCACTATGAGGACTATCAGAAGTTCATGAAACGCTTTCGTAAGCGTTTCAAGGGTCTGGAGCCGGCAGCGTACGCGGAGTCTCAAGACAAGTTTCCGATAAGGTTTTATATGGCAGGTGAGTATGGAGAGCAGTTTGGTCGCCCCCATTTTCATGCTTGTATATTTAATTTTGATTTTGAGGATAAGTATCTTTGGCAGAAGACGGAGTCAGGTTCTAAGATTTATCGTTCAGCAGTCCTCGAGGAGTTATGGCCATTTGGCCATTCCAGTATTGGAGAAGTTAATTTTCAGTCTGCCGCTTATGTTGCTCGTTATATTATGAAGAAAGTAACAGGTGGTATGGCAGATCAGCATTATGAAGAAGTTAACATTTCTACTGGAGAGATTACTAGTCGTAGACCGGAATTTAATAAGATGTCGTTGAAGCCCGGTATTGGTTACGATTGGTATAAGCGTTATAAAACTGATGTGTATCCACACGATTACGTTGTTGTTAATGGTAAGAAGGTGAAGCCGCCTAAGTTTTATGACAAGAAGTACGCGGATGACCATCCGTGGGAATTTGACCAAATTGTTTGGGAGCGTGAGAAGGCGGCTCGTTTACGTTTGGAAGATAATTCGGATGAGCGTTTAGCGGTTAAAGAAGCGGTAACTGTTGCTACATTGAAAAGGTTACCTCGTAAACTTAAGTAAAGGGGATGTTATGAAACAAGTAATAGTTGCAATTAAAGATAGAGCTGCAGATGCTTATATGCGCCCTTGGTTTGTGCCTACTCCTGCTATGGCAGTGCGTAGTTTTATGGATGAAGTTCAGCGCGATGCTGCTGATAATCAGCTTTTTCATCATTCTGATGATTTTGATCTTTACGAGATCGGTATTTTCGACGATAGTACAGGTCGGATAGAGAGCTATGAGGATATGAAGGTTCTTATGCTAGGAAAGCAAGCTAAGTCCTAATTCTCTGGTTTTGATTTTAAACCTCCCTTGCCGACTGAAGTTTAGTCGGCGAGGCACACGCGAAGCGTGTATGACTTGGAGATGATATGCATCGCAATAAGTCGGTGGACATGCACAAGTTTGCCATGATCCCCAAAGCCGATATCCCTAGATCGGCGTTCAAGATTCAGAAAACCCACAAGACTACTTTTGATGCTGGTTTTCTTGTTCCAGTTTATGTGGACGAAGTTCTTCCCGGTGATACGTTTAATTTGAAGATGACGGCATTTGCCCGTCTTGCTACTCCCATCACGCCTGTGATGGACAATATGCATTTGGATAGTTTTTTCTTTTTCGTTCCTAACCGTTTGGTTTGGGACAATTGGCAGCGGTTTATGGGTGAACAACCCAATCCCGGTGACTCTATTAGTTTTTTAGTTCCTCAGCAGGTTTCTCCTGCGTCTGGTTACGCAGTGGGCAGTCTGCAGGACTACATGGGACTCCCCACCGTGGGTCAAGTAGGTAACGGTAATACCGTCTCCCACTGCGCTTTTTTCACACGTGCTTATAATTTGATTTGGAACGAATGGTTTCGTGATCAGAACTTGCAGACGGCAGCTGTGGTAGACACGGGCGATGGCCCGGACGCTGCGGCGGCAACGAATTATGCGTTGCGACGTCGCGGCAAGCGTCATGATTATTTTACGTCTGCTCTTCCTTGGCCCCAGAAAGGCCAGTCTGTTACTTTGCCGTTAGGCACAAGTGCTCCTATTCGTGGTATCGGTTTGTTTAATGGCGGTTCAACCGCTGTTTCTTCTAGTGGTACTATTTTTGGCACTGCTTCAGATATTCCATCAGGTACTCCTGTATTTGGTACTAACAACACTAACGTTTTTATTCAGACCCAAGCTACTGGATTGCCTAGTGCTTCTAATAGACCACAGATTTTTGCTGATTTAAGTCAGGCTACTGCAGCAACTATTAATCAGTTGCGTCAGTCGTTTCAGATTCAGAAACTTCTTGAAAGGGATGCCCGTGGCGGTACTCGTTACACTGAAATTATTCGTGCTCACTTTGGTGTTATTAGCCCGGATGCTCGTTTGCAGCGCCCTGAGTACCTTGGCGGTGGTTCTGCTCCCATTACTGTTAATCCCATTGCCCAGACGTCTGGTACGGCGGCCTCTGGTACTACTACTCCTTTGGGTAATCTCGCAGCTATGGGCACTGGACTCGCCCATGGTCATGGATTTACACAATCGTTTACGGAGCATGGTGTAATTATTGGTTTGGTGTCTGTTCGTGCAGACTTGACATATCAGCAAGGTCTGCGCAGGATGTGGA